TATGGTTTCTTTGTCCAATTTTCAAACATGACACCAAATTTAAATGTTGCATCTGTATTCTTAATTAAATCTTGCGGATCAATACCAACAAAACTCATAAAATCATTCCACGTATTTTCTGATCCTTCACCCACTCCTATGATACCTAGTTTATCCGAACGAACTATTTCTATGTTTAATTTTTTACAACTTCTTTTTAAAATTAAACTAGCTATAAGACCTGCGGTGCCTCCACCAATAATTCCTATTTTCATGTTTCGTATTTTATTTCCCTTGGTTTAGATGGCAATGTGTTTATTAAATTTGTATTAAAAGAGACTATTAATTTATTTTTTTTAGACGTATGTTTTTTAGACTCGTGTATTCTATAAGCAGGAAAAGACAGTATGTTTCCAGGAACAATATATTTTTTAGGTATGTTATAATTTAATATGCTTGTAGGATTTATTTCACAATTTTTTAAAAACAAAACATTTGCAAAGTGACAGTGTGAATGAATATGTTTTTGATGAAAATCTCCTTTTTTATATTCTTGATACCAAAAATTATCTACTACCATTTTAGGACAATTAAATCTTTTACAAAACTCTTCTTTAAATTTTGGCAAACACTCCTTTGACAAAAACTGCCAATACACTTTTTTATCTATTTCTAGATTCCAATCTGTGCCAGAAATGTTATCGAAGCTATTGCTTGGCGACCTTTCTATTAAATAGATTGTTTTTTCTATTTGATTTTTACTTAGACCTTTCCAAATAAAAATATCATCTTTAATTAATTTAAGCATTTACCTTATTTTTAAACCAACCTGGAAGTCCAATGTGTGGTCTAGTGTCGTATAATATCTCTTTAGTTCCCGGTGTTTTAGTATTGTTATAGTGAAGAAATATTTGAACGCATTGATCACCTTTAAATTTTTTTCTCCAATGTTCAAAATCACATCCTCTATACACTAACATATCTCCAGGTTTTAAATCAAAACCAATTCCTTTGTGCGCGCCTTTCTTAATTCTTTTGTTTTCTGGATCTAATTGCGTTGTCCC